TTACGTCAGCTTCTTTTATGGAAGGAAAGGAAAACGACTTCGTAGCGTTTCCGTCTCCTGTATAGTCTACGAAAGTTGTTGCCATTACTTGTACATATTAAGAAGGTTGTATGTCTGGGAGGATTTGAATTGTTGTGCTTGTTTCTTAGCTTTCTGTTCTTGGATAAGTTTGTATATATCTTCTCTATATTTAATAGAGTTCCAAGCTGCTATTCTAGCACGTTTAAATAATCTATCTATTACTATATTATGATAATAGTCTCTTGCGTTATATTGACCTCTATTACCTGCTCGTATATCAGCTCTCATAGTTGCCATAGATTCTCTAATCTTAGGATCTTTAGATAGTTTTTCTAAGTCTCTTTCTAAATTAAATTGACCTATAGATTGTTGAAACTGTGATCTAATACGAGGATCGTCAGTTAGGTTAGTACCATCAGGTGCATAAAATGTAGACATTCTAAGATCATAGCCACTCTCAAATAAGAATGTTCTACCATCTGTAGCTTCTAAGTTTAGACTTACTGGACTAATCATGTTAAATGCACGAGTCATAAAGTCATACTGTTTTATCGGTCTACCGTTGAGCATGTCATACTTATATGGTAACTCATTTACACCGGGTATATTTTCTGATAATAAGTTACGGTTACGCCAAGACTGGAATACACCAGAGTTGATCTCACGCATGTATGGTGTAAGTAGTTTACCCATCTCATTACGTAGACCGGCTAGTGGAACTGTATTGTTAGTTAAGCTTGCAACTATACGTTCGGCTTGTCCCGGTCTACCAGCTGCTAAGTCAACAAGTTGTTGTATACCAGCTAAATAAGATTTGCCAGATATAGACTGTGCTATAACTAAAGAAATCTTTTGTAGTTCTTTCTCAGTCCACTCTTCGCCCATCAATATACTAGCATCACCTACGTCAGCGATTGTAGACATGATAAGGTTAAATGGTTCTATAGAGTCATACCCTACACGTACACCACCTATCTCAATAGTTCTAGGTAAGTAACCACCATCTATCCAACCCTGTCTCATCTGTCTATCTGTAGGACCATTACCTGTAAGTCTACCTGTCATCCATGCGTTGATAGCCATAAATGTTACAGCAGAACCTATAGCTAATCTACCTGTTTGTAATGCCTTAGCGTTTTGTAATTCTTCTAGAGTGTTAATACCATATTTTTTGACAGTTGCTAAGTTACTAGCATCAGCAAAAGCTATATCGTTAAACTCTTTAACAAGAAAGTTAAAACCGGGTGTATGCTTACCAGTCAGTGCTAATCCGTTTACCCCAGTTCTAGCAAATAGAAAAAATGGTCTAACGTATGGGTTAGCTGTCAAGACATCGTTAAGACCTTTTGCAAAGCCTGTAAGATCTTGTGTTAATGTTACTTCTTTACGTGCAAAAATAGTTGCTTCATCTTTTATGTTACCATTGCCATCAAAAATCTGTCCGTAGAAATCATCTTGATAAGCTCTCATAAGTTCTGGAGTTATTTTAGGCATTTCTATACCATCACCTTGTAGTGTTAGTACATTACGCATAGCCTTTTCTCTCATCTTAGCTCTGCCAAGTAAAAAAGTAAAAGCATCGTCAGTTGCTGCCATTAACTTTGTAGAGTATGTAAAAAGATTATTATTATTTATACCACGTACCATATTGGTAAAAGCAAACAAAGCTTGGTCACTTTTACTTGCTCGTCCACTATCTTCATAGTATCTTCTGACAAGTTCCCAGTTATAATCGCCCTTAGTAAACTCAGTATATCGAGTTTTAATGGTAGATATATCACCTGACCAGTATGAGTTAAGACGAGTAAAAAACAAATCAAACGCTTCTGGTACAGCTTCTAGCATACCATTCATAGAAGCTAGGCTACTACGTATAGTAGCAGAGTCTCCTGTAAACGGATAACGCATAGTTGCACCTAAGAATGTCGATATAGGACGTAAAAATGTTGCAGCACCTGTACCTAAAAGTGCTCGCATTGGTGTTTTAGGTCCACTTAATACACTGTGACTTACCATTTCTTGTAAGCTACGTATTAGTGCACCTGTACGGTTAGGTCCTTCGCCACCTATCTGACCACCTTTGATGATAGTTTTAGCCCAGTTGTCAAAGTCTTCTAGTGAGTTTACATTTTTCATCATAGAAAATGCTTCAAACAACGCATTGAGTAAGTTGTCGTCTGGATCATCTTTTGCTATTTTAAGTATAGATAGTATAGAATCTTTAACATCTTCTATCTCACCTTTAACAGCTTGGTTAACAGCATCATTTACTTGTGCTCTAGTTTTGCCTGCACCGAATGATCTAAAATAATCAGATGCTACAAACCTAGATTTCTTAGTTTGGAACAAAGCTGTAAGCATAGTATCTACTATCTGCTTTGCTGGACCATCTATATCATCTAGTGATACATAATCTATTATTTCTCTACCAGCTATACCAGTATCACGTAACTGTTTTAACAGTGAACCTACAACTAAGTCAGCTGTAACAACTGTTTCAGCAGCCCATGTTTCAAATACTTCGTCTCCTAATGGTAATCTAGCAGTATCTTTAGCAAATAAATCTGCAAGAAATTCCTCAGCAGGCATTTCAGCAGCGTTTCTACCTTCGACAATCTGTCTATAATTAGCAACAGAATCACGCCAGACATCAAGCATAAGCTTTCTATCGCCTTTTACTGCGTCTAGTTCTTTAGCAAACTTGTCATCGCTCATCAAGCTACGTAATGTAGTCTCGACAATCTCATCTGTAGTACCACCTGCACGTGCTATACGCTCACGTTCTATTGATGTAGTAACAGAACCTGTAGATCCATCTTCAGATCCCCAGTCTGTACGTGTACGTCTAAGTTGGTCATACGCTTCTCCGGCAGGAACTTCAGATATATCAGCACCTTGATGCCTTTCAGCAACTGGTGCGTTTTTAGCTGCACGAAACTCAGCTTCTCCTTGACGTATCTGTGCAAGAGCTGCTGTAGTTGTTTGATTTTCAATACTAGAGTTACGATTAATAATTTGTTTTTTAGCAGCTGCACCACCTTTACCAATTAGATGCACGGCTCCGTCAAATATTAAACCGATACCCATACCTTCGACGATGTTTTTAAACTTCATCATGACAGGGTGATCTGTTTCTTTAGTAGATAAGGGAGTGTCTATCCAACCGTAGCGTTCTCGAATAGCTCCTAAAGCGTTATGTCCATCAGACTCTTTTGATATAACGTCTGATATACCACCGATTGCAGCACCTCTAGTTAGTGTACCTAATCCTAGAAGTTTAGTTGCACCCGCACCAAGTAATGGTATTCCAGTTGCCGCTATTCCTTTAGCTGCTAGTACTGTACCAGCTGCTAGAGAACCGAAGTGTACTGTACCTCTGAGTAATTTACCCCACCATGTTTTAGTAATGATAGGGTCTTCTTCATCTGTAAAAGGTGTCCACTCTGGTTCGTAAAAACCTTTCTCTTCTTTCTCTTTCTGCATTTCACCAGACAACGCATCAAATGTACGCTCTGGAAATGTAGCTAGAGAAGAAGCTGTATCTTGTAAACCACCAGATAGAATAGATTGTGCTTCTTTAGCTAGACCTCTGATACCCCATGTATCATTGTTTCTAGGGTCAGCAGCTATGTCAGCAGCTTTCTCGTCAGCTGCAAGGGATGCTGCTTCTGACTCTTGAATAACTTGTTTCTTTTCTGCATCTTCTTCTATCTGAGCAGTCATCTCCTCAACAGAAGGTAATCCCGTAGGATCATAATTAATGCTTTCGTTTTCCATAATTATTGTAATGTGTTCTCAACTTGTGCCGTAGCAGCTATTGGAAGTAATGTATCTAGTTCTAAGAATGGTGGTATCTCTCCTATTATTTTTGCATACTCTTCTCTATCTTCTTCTGGTATGTTAACTAGACGCCTGTATGTAAAATCTGCATTTGCATATGCTAATTTATTATTAGTCTTATACCGTAGTCTAGCTAATAAAAGCTTTTGCTGCATGCGTTCATCAAATAATGCAGTATAATCTAGAGTAGGTAGAGACTG